ATGCAGAGATCATAGAACTGCTGGTGCCCGGTCTCAGGGTCAAACAGTTCATACGGTGGTTCCTTCCAGGTCATCTTACCCTGTGTGTCATAGAACTTCTCATAACCTGAGAAATAGGTCGGTGGATTTGCGATCACCAAAGCGTGCGGATCGTCCAGCACCTCTTTCAGATGTTCCCACATATCCAGTGGCCTATAGCTCATTCCACCAAGCAGATTCCGAATGACTTCTATCTGCCGGTTGATGCTCTCTATGTGTTCTTCTCTCCTAAGCCGTAGGTCCGTGAGTATCTGGTAGAAATAATCATTCCCTGCGTTCTTTGATGTTCTGAGATACAGCTGTGCGTACAACGCTGTTGCAGGATCAAGAAGCTCCTCATCGCTGAATCCTTGTGCATGGATTTCCAGTGGTTCCAATGACTGCCCTGTTATCGCATACCCAAGGACCGTTGACATCATGTTGACATCGCTGGTCTCAATCTGCTCTGGCTTAAAGCCGTTCTGCACTGCCAGATTTGCCATTGCGAAGGTGCCGGCACATGGCTCAACAAATCTTGTGTACCCGGACTTTGCTGCCGTTTCTATCAGAGTGACTAAAAACTTCTGCTCCGATGGCCCTAAACATCCCAAAAACATTGCCCCTGGGTCCATAAAAAACGCCATTGCTTTCTTCTCCTTTCTTTCCGTTTTTCTAAAACTGTACTATACTGTCTTTACAGGCTCATACGAGCCGAGTAATAAACCGGAGGTGAATTATATTGTCGAGACGGATTTCTCTCATACACCATGATTACTGCCCTTACCTGGAAGAACGGCATGGTGTTCGTGTTGATTACGCCGAGTTTTCTATGCTCGGTGCCGCAGCTCCTGGCTATAAGATCTTGGGCTATTCTTGTGACTGTTCGGATGATTGCCCTTATCCTCGCCGGGATGCACGTGGATCTTGTCCTGTATTCAACACTGCGCCGGAAGAACCATTCTGATCTTCACCATTGAATCTTTCAACAGCGGTGCCATGTTCGAGAGCCAGTCAAAATTGCACTCCTTATTCATCGGGCAGTTCTGGCATGGCTCTCCGAAATCCGCTTTTGCATCACTCGCGGCCTGCTTTCTGAATGTCTCAATGTGTTGTGCTATGCAGGTAGCTGCTACAACGCCTCTCTCCATTCTAATTTCCCTCCTTTTTTTGTTCACTTTATACAAAAAGCCAGGACAATCTCTGATATCACACCGGGAATTTCAGAGACCATTCTGGCAAATTGCACAAATTAAGGCACCGTACCCGAAGATACGATGCCGTTTCTTTTGGACCGGAACCCTGCAATGAACAGGAACTTCCCTCTGGAAGAGGAATGTGATGCTTTCACCAGTTCCGGATATTATATCATCGCACCAGCCATACCAAATAAACTCATCTGTTCATAGCCTTCCGTTTCCGTCTTGGCTTCCTTCTGAGCGGCTGTGCGCTTGCTTTCTTCTTTCTTTGCCTGCTTCTGTACAGGCGGTTTCTTTACTTTTGGTGGATTCGGGTCTGGCAGCTCTTCAATAATTTCTCCTGTCATTTCGCAGTACCACTGAGCAAACACTGTTCTGTGGCACCAGTCTTCCGGGATTCTTACGTCCTCGTAACACAAAAGAACCAGGTCCTTACCTTCGTCTGCGGCCGTCTTCTCGAATCTCATTACCATGTCGATGATTTTGTCATTTCCGATGCCTTCCAGCTTACGGTAATACTCCTCGGTGAACTTCTCCAGTTCCATTCTCAGCATATATCCTTTTGGTGCCAGTGAATAGCACTGCTGTTCAACTGTATAGCCAAGTGGAAATTTCGGCGTTCCTAAACTGATTCCGACACAATAATACTTGTCTTTGTTCTCTACTAGCTCTTTATTGCTGTATCTGCTTGTCCAAATTGCCATAGCTTTGTCACTCCTTTATTCTCGCTAATGCGTATTATCTACAATTTAATTATACTATGCGAGCTGATCTAAGTACACTTTATTACCCATTTTTAACCGATTTTTCATAATTCCGGAGTTTTGAGCGGGCGGCATTTCTGCCTACCCACTCTGCCTTCACAGAAGAAAAACAATGCCTTTTTTAGGGGTGACACATAGCTTATCGGGCTTTTATCAGAATACCACTTTGCCCTTCGCTTGTCTAGTGCGCCTTTTTCGCATTTGCGAGATTTCTCGTATCTGCATTTCGCATAGTCTTCTTACCGGATTTCTTTGGTTTCCGGTTCACCTCTATACTTTTTACTCCTTCTATCCCAAAGAATAAAACCGCCAGATCATCGTATGCCTTTTCCAACGTGCGGTACACTGTACTCTTATCAATCTGCTCCTCTTCGGCCACATCTTCTGCCCGCACCGGCTCCGCCTGCAGGAACATCCTTTCCACTACCCGGTATCTCCGCTGAATATCCTGGATCTTTGACTTTCTACATTCCTTCTTGTAATTTTCCAGCTGCACATCTACATGGTTCAGAAGCATACCGGTTACTATCCGGTTCTTATTCGTGCTGGTAAGATTAAATTCCTCTTTCCTTACCTGCTCCAGGATTCCGTCCAGGATTTCTTTCAGCGTAGGATCTGTCACCGTGTCTGTCCCTGTTACCGATGTATTCTTCATTTTCTTTAGCTGCCGGTAATGAATGATGATCGTTTTGGCACTGTTCTTTACCTTATCTGCCAGTTCCTCTTTGTCTTTCTCTTTTCTTCTCTCGTAGGCTTCGACTCCTTTCTTGGCTCCCTCCCGGCCTGCGGCCTTTATGAGCCTTTCCAATTCTTCTTCAGTCAGGGAAATGTATTTCACTCCCTGTGCTTCACCCTCAGCCTTCGGCGTATTCTCCTTTACAATTTCTTCTACAGCCATGCTGCCACCTCCTTGACTTTTTCCATCTTTCCGGGTTATAATTCCGGTATCGTGTGTGGTCGTCTTTCGTCAGGGAGGCGGCCTCTTCATTTTACTGCTTCTGTTCCAAACTCATTTCCGTAAATCTTTTCAAAACTTCTGGAATATTCATTTTTTCAATCGTATCTTTAGCAAGATTTTCTTTCAGCTTCTGTTCCAATGAACTTATCAATGACTCCTCAACTTCTTTCTTTGCATTTGCAATTAGCCTTTCAACCTTCGCCCCGAGCTCTTTTTCCAGATATTGACCTGTAAGCAAATTAGCCGCTGTCAGCTTTCTCTCGCTGTCATATCTCGCAACTTTTCCGTCATAATCGTACCTTCTTTCTGTGAGAAATGCTTCAAATCTATCTCCTACGTATTCTGACAGAGGCTTATAGGTTACCTCTTCGCTCCATGAACTTTTCTTTTGAGGAATAACAATCTTTCCAATTTTCTCCTCGCACACATTTGCAATAAACTGGTCTACAGTTGCCTGTATCGTTTCTTCTGCTTCAAGAATCTTCTCTGCGATTTTATTATCCACTGCCTTTACAGCTTCGTCCGTTGCCTTTTTCAGAAGAGCATCTTCAACGCCCTTAACAATTCGTTCTCTCAGCTCATCATCAATTGAGTATGCTTCCTCATCCATCCAATCAAGTTCTACTTCGATATTAAATTTTGCCATTCTTATTGCCTCCTAAGCTATATTTTTCTGTTTTACCTTCTGTACCCCGGGCATGTTGCGAAATGAGAAATGTAACCGTAGTCATCCGCTTCTTTCGCCTTGCATCTTTCTCCGGCCACAACTTCTCCATTAGGAAGTACCAATCTTTCCTTGCCGCCCTTAATCTTCTTAAAATCTACGAACTGGGGATCTACCGGCATATTCTTTCCTGCCTTTGTTTTCACCCACATTATTCTTGCCCCGCATCTATTGCACTGGCTGAATTGTCCTGCGCTATTCTGCTTCATTCTTTTTTCTTCCTCCTTGGACACCATTTAGGGCTTGTCTTAATCGTTATCTCTGTTGAGTGCCTTTCTCCTTTGCAAATCATTGTATCTGCAGGACAGCTGACGTAATCCCTTACTTTTGGGTGTTCGCAAAACCATCGGTTGGGCCTTCCATTCATATCTTGCATCTTTGCATTTTGGCACTCTTTGCATCTCGGTATCATTACGCACCTCCTTCGTAGCCTAATTCTATTGCCTTCAGTTCCTCAAAGCTCACATATCTCAATGTCGGAAGCAGGATCGAAGGTTCTCCCAGCACCACTTTCTTTCCTTGGATGCTCCATCTAGGATAATTCACACTCACATTGCATTTTCTGGCAATTCTGAATGCCATATTTCCAATTTCTTGCCGGATCATCTTTATTGTTCCTGTGTTGGTCTTCCTTCCATTCACCGGATATGCTTCAAATCTTCCCAGTAATCTAGCCTCTTCCTGCCGGATCACTTCATGCGTCATAATATATCTCGTTGCCATCCTATATTCCCCTTATCTGTTCCAAGATCCTTGCTCTAAATTCTTTGTCTGGCTCAAAAAATTTGCGTTTCATTCCATACGCATAAGCTATATTGTCCAGATATTTTCCATATGCAAACCCATTTTTTCGGTCTTCTATTCTGGCTTCGTATCTTTCCTTGATCTCCGAATAAATTTTTCTGGCAACACGCTCAATTATAAGCGTTCCTATCGCCGTAACACATATAGTAATCAGTGCCATCTCTACTCCTTTCTCATAAATCTCTCTCGTATCCGATCAGCCCATGAACTATTGCGGATTGCGTAACCTTTCCTTCTGTACTCTTCGCAGCTTTGCATTGGATTTCTGCCTTTTTCGCACTCTGGATATGCGACCACAAATCCAGGAAGGTTAGGATCAACCGGTATGTAATACTCGCAGGTGCAGCACCACTTTTCTTTTAATGCTTTCTTCTCCGCTTCCTGCATACTTTCTTCAAGCTGTTTATTGTACTCAGGATCTAATCCAAAAGCTTTCCTAAAATCACAAAACATTCATCTCACTTCCTTCTACATTTTCTCCTGGCAGCATTTCTTACCATAATTCCTCCGTGCATCTTTAAGAAATTATTTGTGATCTTCATTCCGTACATGAGGCTGTATATCATCCGCATATCATACGGAGCTAACTGGCAAGTGATACTATGAGTTTTTCCTATATTCTCCGTAACTTCCATTGTTCTCTGTTTATATGGCTCATCTACCAGCATTATAGAAGAATCTTTAACGTCAGCTATTTTCTTACCGTCCTGTGTATACAGCGCTCCGCTAATTACATTTATTTCCATGTTGACCTCCTACTGCATATTTGGCTTCTTGACTACCTGTGTTTCTGTAAGGGGCGGCTTCTTAGTATGCTCATCCAGCCACTCGGCAAATTCTTTTGCTCCTACGTTCTTTGATTCTATTTCATCTGCCAAATGACGAAGAACCACAGCGATCATCCCTGCATCAGCTGCAGCATACGGAGAAATCGCTTTGATCACATTGTTTGAATAATACTGCAGGCCATCGCTCACTGCTTTGACAGCTTCTGCCTGCTTTTTGGCCTGTGTAAGGACGTTTGCTCTGCTGACAAAACTTTTCATCCTCTTCTCTTTAATTCTCATACTTCATCCTCCGGGTCTTCATAATCATAGCCATCCATATCGTCCGGTTCTTCTGCATCTCCCAAGATTTCGTCCGTAATATCCTCTTCCGGTTCTTCATCTGTTTCCTGGTCGATCTCTGTCTCTGTATATTCCGCATCGATTACGTCTTCGTCTTCCACTTCTGACGGACCAGGTAACTGAGGGATTCCCTTCGGTTCTTCTTTTTCTGACTCCTCTTCATTCTCCGGCTTCAGATTTTCTTTATAATCACTGTCAAAAATACTCTTCTGCGTTGTATTGGCTACCGGCTGTAAAACATACTCACCACTATCTTCATCAAATGCCAGCTCCATTTCTGTATCCATATTGCCGTCTTTTTTGTCCGTGATCTGCACGGTAGATGTAACTTTATGCTTGAAACTTGGCTTATTGATTTTCCTGCTCTCGCCTTCTACTTTAGGATCATAATTCGGAATATATTCCTGAGTGAAACTGACATCAATTTTCAATGTCAAACTTCCATTCGTACTTCCTTTCTCCATCATGTTTCCGATCAGCCTCTGCAGAACAAAGTTCATATCTCGCTTTACATTTCCCAGTGTATCGCTGTCAAAATCCAGTGCTTTCATAAATTTATCCATTCCTTACTCCACCTTTCCGTATTTAATTCCGCTTTCCTTCATGTATGCAACCAATGCCTTCAGCTGATCTCTAGTTCCAATTGCGAAGAACTTAGTTCTGCACTTCTTTTCCGGAACAGGCCGTGCCTGAGCAAACGGATCAACTGCTGGTTCTGTTTCCTGTGTCGGAACATTTTCCTCTTTTTCCGGAACAGCAGCCTGCTCTGTCGGAACATCCTGCGACATTTCAGGAACGCTCTGCTTTTTCTCTGCTTCAGCTTTCTCTGCGGCGATACGCTCCTCCTCTGCTTTTTTCTGTCTCTCGATTTCTTTCTGCTCTTCTTCCTTACGGATGCGCTCTGCCTCTGCTTTTCTGGCTTCCTCTGCCTTTCTTCTTTCTTCTGCGGCTTTTTCTTTCTGGATACGTTCTGCTTCCAGCTTTTCTTCCAGATCTTTCAGACGTTTTTCTTCTGCCATAGCTTTTGATAAATCCAGGGTACGGACATATATGTCCTTAGCATTCAGCTTATACTTTCCGCATACGCTTTCAATGGTTTCAAGATCAGTCTTTACCTGCTCAATTTTCTTCTGCACATCTGCGATAGCGGATTCCAGCTTGCAAGTCTTATTCAGATACCGCTGATCGAACACTTTGCTAAATGGCAAGATTTCTGCAAGATTTCCAACGGCTTTTTCGTAAGCCTCCATAATCTTTGCTCTCTTTTCTTCCTTCTCCGCAGTCTCAAATGCTTTTACCTGTTCATCAATCTCTGCCGACTGCTTCTTGATAAGATCGGTGATTTCCTTCAGCTCTTTCTCAAATTCTGCGTATGGCTGGTTGATAACCTCTTTCACCTTTTTCCTGCGCTCATCAATAGCCTTAACAAGGTTGTTCAGCTCTGCTCGATCATTCTTAGCTGTTTTAACCGTTTCTTCGGTATATACAATTCCTTCATACAATGCGACCTTGCTTCTGACCGCTGCCAGCAGCTCTTCTTTGTTCCATTCGATATGTTTCAAAAAATTGCTCTCTGTCGGGCTAATCAATCTAAACTCCATTTTGCCCGGAACTACTGTGGTTTCCTCTACTACTAGCTGTTTTTCTTCTCCTGACATTACCCTTCCACCTTTCTTATTGTCACTTCTACTCTTGGATTCTCCGAGAAGAACTTTCTTACTTGTGCATCTACAACCTGGTTATCATCGTGATACGCAATATTATTTAAGCTATCGCAGACAATCTTTCCGATGTTATCCCAGTCTGGCTTCTTAGTTGGCCGGATCTTATGCTCCAGCATCATCGTTCTTCTTTTCTTACTGGTAGACGGTGGGATATTGTAATAAGCAATAATACGAACATCCAGCATATCACCGTCCTTGAACCTTTTTCCTTTTGCCTTCTCCTGGTATGCCATCTTAACCAGATTTTCATAGTTTACTGTTTTTTCCGGCGTATAAGCCTTTGCAAATTTCTTTTCCTTACCGTCACTGCCAGTAAACTTCCTGACTGTCACTTTTGGCCTCTGCTTGCCAAACGGCAGGCCTGGAACAACGAATTTTATGCTTCGCACTTCATCCTCCTTGAACGCCTCTGGATTATTCATCCTTTCCGTCCTCCTCAACTTCCTTGTAAACTTTCAGATAATAGTCCAGCTGCTTCCCTGTAGGTGTCTTCTTTCGCTTTCCTGGCCCAACTGTATATCCGTTTGCGTGCAAGATCGCTGTTACAGTTTTTCTGTCCTCTAATTTATCAATGCTGATTTCTGCTACTTTCTTGAAAGCCATTGTCCTACCTCCTTCTACTTCCTATCTTTCCTCGCAATTCCTCCAGTTTTCTCCTGGTTTCTTCTGACATTTCACCTTGTGTCTCGTCCTCTTTTTCTTCCTGGACTGGCAACTTAGGTTTCTCCTGTCTGTCTTCAATCTGCATCTGCTGTTTTTTTACCTCTGCTATTGCTGCCCTGACCTTTTCTGGCATTCTTCGGTCTTCTTTGATTCTCTGCATTGCAGTCCGATAATTTCTCACAAAATGAGATTGCTCTACGGTTCCGACCTGGTCTGAATCCATCATCGCCCATTCTCTTAGGTTGCTTGGATTTCCTACTGCCATCTTGCAGGCTTCTGGCAATTTCTCAAATTCCTCTTCTGCATAATAATTTGATCTTCCGATTGCTTTTCGCACAATCGCCCAGGCTTCCAGCTCACTCATTTCCGTTTCTTTTACAGAGGTGATCTGCTCTGCCTTTTCCCTTATATCTGCTATTGTCGGTGGGAATTTCTCAGTTGCCATATGCTTTTGAACTGCCAGCTCTGCCTGTTTATATGGCAGATCTCCCAACAATGCGAACCATACATTGAACGCATCCTGATCCGGAATGAAGGTTGGCTGGGCGTATACAGCCTTCATGGCCTTCACCAAAACTTTGAACTGTTCTCTTTCCATTACCAGCTATCTACCTCGCTAACCCTCTGTTGTATCTGCTCAGTTCTTGTTGCCGGTCGATGCTGCTTTCTTTCCTCCAGGATTTTCCAGATAATTCCTTTCCAGTTATTCGCCATGCAGTCTTCGATCAGATTGCAGATTTCATTTGCTCCATAGCTTCCTTCATTGTTCTCGGTCTTCTTGAGCAATGATTTCATTCCCTGCTCCTTGTATGATTCCTTTCGCTCCATCTTGTATCGGAACCAAACTTCCATCTTTTCTCGGACAGGCTCAGAAATATTGTAATCTTCAACTAAACGATGAAATAATTGGATCGTATTCTCTGCTTTTTTCTTGGCCGGTTTTTCTTCTACCACAACCTCTGACTTTTCTTCCAAGGCAGGCACCGGATCTGATCCTATTGCTCGATTCCGTTCCCGGTCTCTCTGCAATCTTTTTCTCCTTGCGGCATCCGTTTCTGATCCAACCATCTCAGCGCATTGCGTCAGCAATATTTCGTCTGCTCCAAGAACTTCTATCAAGCCCTTACTTTTCAGATAGCTTACTGTTACCTTCACGTTATCTGTATCTTCGTCCAGCTCCAACGCCAACTCTTCCATGAAATCATCTTCGATTCCTTCAAAATACATTTTGTTTCCCTGTTTAATTGCCGTCAGCAGCATTTTCAGATAGATGATTGTGTAGGTATCGCCCCCTGCTATCTTTCTTAGCTTCTTTATTGCCTTATCCTCGAAGAACTGATCCGTCATTTTCAGCCAGTAATACTTCTTTTCTGCCATGTCAGATACCTGCTGTCAAATCCGTAATAGAGATAGGGGCTTTTAAAACTCTTGTCTTTCTACAGCAATCACACAATTCACACCGATCCGGCTCTGCATCCCCTGTCTTCACCGCCAGGACTCTCGCCATGTTCATTTCTACCAGATTCAAGGCTTCTGCCAGATAATTGTCAGTGATGTGGATAATCCGGATATCTGGTTCGCTTTCCTTCGTAGCTCCTGCGATATAAAACGGCAACTTCTTACCTGTGTTCTGTCGAACGATTTCCTGGTAAATTGCACCCTGAATGTCATATCCCCAGTACCGCACAAAATCCAGATATCCAATATCTCTTACCCATTCCAGCTTTGTGATCGATGCCATAACCTTTAAATCAACAATCGCAATGTCCGGGATGTAGCTGTCCATCTTAATCTTCCACTTTGTTCCGAACAGCTCTCCCGTCATAATTACCTGCTTCTTGCCGGACATGAATTTCATAAAATAATCGTCTCTCTCGATTCTCTGGATAATTTCATCTGCCTTCACAAACTCAGCTTTCAGCGTTCCGTCTCTCTTGAAAAGATCCGGATTCTCTGCCTTGAATTTATCAAGCGTTCCCTCAAAGTAGGAATCTACATAGCTTCCAACCATGAGGGCCTTCGATTTCGGCTCTTCCCATCTTCCCTTCAGTTTTTCCATCGCAGTAAATTCGCAAGGCATTTTCCCATATGTACCGCAGAAATCCTTGAACTGCGACACGCTCATATATTCTTCATTCGCTTCCTGGCTATAATAATTCTCTGCCGTCAAAACCATGTGTCATCCCTCCTACATTGCATCGATATCTACATCTTCTGGCTCTTCCTCTACTACCTCGAACGGATCTTGTGCTTCCAATTCCGGAACTGAATCTGGCTTGTTATCGCCGTAGGTTCCATTTCCTTCTTCGTCATATGTCTTCTGATCGTCCTGGATGGCTCTCTGCATATCCACTGATAAAATTCCCCACTTGCTAAGAAGCAGCTTAATGACTGTTTTCAGTGCCATTGCCTCGAAATCTGTGGTCCACTTACTTGACTTCTTGCCTTTGTTCAAATCATATCTGTACGCCTGGGAATACTTTCTTGCATGATTATCCACTGCTTTCTTCGACATATACAGCTCCTGGCTGTAACCAGTCTTTAATCTAAACCAAGCATAATATCCGGCCACATTTGCTTCATCTCCAGCATCTCTCTGCTTGCAATTACTGAAATCTTCCACAAACTTAATCTCGCCTGTTATTGGGTTATATGATTCCAGCTCGTCCTTGTATACAACTGCATAATTCATTCGCTCGTAATATCCCGACCGGATTGCCAGCTGAATGAACCCTTTGTACATCATCTGGAACTGAGCTTTCGGAACCTTCTCCCAGTCTTTCTTCTTGGGGTTCCAAACGCTCTCGTTATATGGAACGATTGCCGCAAATCCAAGGTTGCTGTCTATCGGAAGGTCATATGTTGCCGCTACAAACGCAGCTCCGATAATTGAATTTGCAGGGCATTTCTTCAACTGAGCGCTTCCTGATACTGTATTAGTGATCGAGGCCATAAACTGAGGAGCTTTCTGTCCTAATACTTCTCCGAATTTTTCTTTGATTTTGTCCTGGGAAAGCAACTCCTTTACCTGTTTTACTACCGGAACAGCCGGTGCCGCTTGTGGTGCTGCCGGCTGCATTCCTGTCTGATCTTCCATTCTATTCTTCCTCCTTCTCTGCTGTTTTGAATGATTCTCCAATCAACTCGCAAAATTCTGTTGCGCTCATGCCTTCTATGCAATCTTTACAAACCGGGCCTTCTGGAGTATCCATATACTTGTCACCTTCATAAATTGGCTCCTCGCACCATTCGCAGGTATATATAGATTTCGGTTCTTCAGCGTTCGGGCATCTGCTGTCACATGGATTTTTTCTACATACTGCACACATACCTATTCACCTCTTAATTCTTCCCACACGGCTTTTCCCCAGTTAAAAATAAAAATGGTGAACGGTAATACTAACCATTCACTCCCTATTGCGTCATAACCCCGCACTCGATATGCATAATCTACGGCCCAGAATACCAACTACAATCGGTATCCAATTTTCCTTCAGTAACCATCTAACCTTTCTCATCGTATCCTCCTATTTGCCTTTCAAAGCTTTATCGCTCATTATTTTAAATTCACTTATTACCTCTGCGATGCCGTCAAGATATTCAGATATCTTTCTCACCGCTTCTACCTCATCGTCCCTTATCTTTCCGTCCTGGGATATTTCAAGCAGCTGATTTTTCATATTCTCCAGCTCATCTTCTCTCAAAGCTTTTAATAATCTCACGGTCACGCTGCATATATTTTTCTCTTCCGTTGCAAGTGGAAGGAATCCGCAGATCGGACATTCATTCTTGCAATAATTGCTCAGGAGCCAAGGTGCGTTGTACAGATCCGCCATTATCAAAACCTTGTCGGCTGGCACTCTTTTAACATTTCCCAGCTCGTAGTCTGCCAGCGTATATGCCGCAATTCCTATAAGCTCCGATGCTCTTTCTCTGCTTTCCAGCCTTGCATCCCATTCTGCCGCCTGTTTTCTGGCTCTAAAATACGGATTCTGGTTTTCTTTTATAGGGTTCCGTCCCATTCTCATTTACCTTACTTTCACTTATAATTTAATCAGTACCTACAGGAACGGCCGGTACTTCCACTTTTAACTGTTCATTGATTTTCTCGATCACTGGCCAATCAAGTGCGTGGCCGTTCAGCACCAACGATACCTTGTCTCGATTGAATCCGATGGACTTGCTCAGCTCGCTGATATTCATTTTCTTCACATACAGTTTCGCTCGCACTGCTCCACACCATTCATCAGACGGAAGCTGCGGCTTTTCCGGAAGCACGTTCACTTCCAGAACTTCGTTAATTTTCTTTGCGATATCCAGGTAATTATCCTTTACGATCCGGCCGCTGATAAGGGCTGTTATCGTTGTATAGCTGTAGCCGATTTCATCAGCTACACTCTGAAGGTTCATTTCCTTCCTCGCAAGCGCAACTCTTATTTCCTTGCACCATTCAGAAATGGGGACAGTAGTATTGCTCATTTGCATCGATCTCCTTTCTTGCATCTGCGATTCGCATTTGCATTTTTTCCGAGTGCGTGCTATAATACAAATACGAGTTATTACGAACACGCAATCACCATGAAACAGATTTTAAATCATAGGCTCGCAACCACGAATAATAATTTGTTTCATGGTTATATTATAGCACGAATCTGCGTATTTGTAAAGATTTTACCTCGTATTTGCGTATATTTTTACACTTGGAGGTGTCTAATGGAAATCATTGAACGCATATCCGATTTACTCGCAGAGCGTGATAAAACGGCCATAGAATTGTGCAAGGTTCTCGATATCCAAACATCTACTATGTCTACATGGAAAACCAGGAAGAAAGATCCTCCGGCTCGCTATATGCCGGCCATTGCAAATTTTCTTTGCGTTTCGCTGGATTATCTCCTGACCGGTAAAGAACGTCCCGCTGTCATTGAACAGCCAGAGGTTCAAGAGCCGAAGCTTTCCGCAATGGACGAAGAACTTTTGGATTTATTCCACGAACTTCCCATGAGCAAGCAATATGAATTTATGGGAGAAATTAAGGGCTTCTTGCGTGCTGTCGAGGACTCAAAGAAATACGTTGACGAAGGGAAAAGATTATCCGGCTGAGCTGGTATCGCAAAACCCGGTACTGACAGGAGGATACTTTATGCAACACAACGCAACCAAGTATTTCGCATTTGCAAGAACAGAAGAGATGGCCGGGCATGACGCACCGGCCATTCTTTTTTACCTTGCTTCATTCTGCGCAAGTCTTAATTGCTGTGACACTCAAACTTTGTACAGGACAACCGCCAAAATCCAAAGGCTGCAGGCCCGTATCTCTTTGCCTGATGAATCCCTAATTGCCATGGTTCACTCTTACGGTCCTCTCTCGGATGAAGCGTGTCAGCTCTCTCTGCTTCAATCTCTAAGTGGAGAATTGCCGGCTGTCCTTACCTAACGAGGAGAAAACAATGGAACTGCTAAATGGAAATGAGAAATTTACTCTCGATGGAAATGATACTGGAATATCTGTCTCTGAATTTTGGAGCTGGGCTTATTCTGATCTGCTCAACAATACGCTTCGAGGGGTGCTGGCAGAATTTCTCGTAAAAAAATCATTCTCATTTTTACCCCCCCCCCGAAAAATTTTGAGGACTGACTGGACGCCTTATGATCTAACCAGCCCTTCCGGGAGAAGGATTGAAGTAAAATCTGCCGCTTACCTTCAATCTTGGACCGAGGACTACTTTTCACACATTATTTTTGACATCGCACCAAAGCGAGCATGGAATCCGCAGACAGGTTATTCTCCTGAGCGGAGCCGCCATTCTGACCTGTACGTCTTTTGCCTGTATACTGCCAGAAGTCGCGAGCAATCCATAAGAAATCTTGATCTCTGGGAATTTTATGTATTGCCTACTTCTGTTCTGGATCAGCAAAAGCCTAACCAGAAAAGTATAGCTTTAAACTCTCTCCTTTCTCTGGAGCCGATAAAAACAAATTTCCAGGATCTCGGAAACATTATCGAAACCATTGCATTGTGACAGGAGATGATCTATTGAAATTACCGAATGGCTATGGAAGCGTAACTAAATTATCCGGAAACCGGCGTAAGCCATATCTGGCCAGAGTAACCCTCGGCTGGGTCATAAATAAAGAAACCGGAAAAGCAGTACAGAACAGAGTTCCTATCGGGACCTTTAAGACTAAAAAAGATGCTCTGCAGGCATTAGCTGAATACGGAGCTAACCCCTACGACATTCAGAACAATAACATGACTTTGGCCGAGCTTTACGAGAGATGGACAGCAGCTTACTTTCCTACCCTAGAAAGTGATTCTTCTTCCAGGACAATAATCGCTGCCTGGAGATATTGTCACGCTATACAGGGGATGCGTGTAAAGGATCTGCGTGCCCGCCACATAAAAGGAATCATGGAAGACGGATATGTAATTCAAAACCGGGGCAAAGATGCCGGAACTAAGGTGCCTGCATCTCCTGGAACGAAATCCAGAATAAAATCCATGTTTAACCTCATGCTGGACTATGCTATGGAATATGATCTTGTCTCGAAAAACTATGCTCGTACCTTTGAACTTTCAAATGACATTATCAAAGAAAAAGAGGACGCAAAGCGTGGCCATATTAACTTCAATGATTCTGAGATGGAAGCCCTTTGGAGTGCTGCTGACAATATTAAATTCGCCGACTGGTTGCTTATACAGTGCTATATGGGATGGCGTCCCCAAGAAATGGGACTCTTGGAATTAAAAGACGTTGACTTTGAAAAGTGGTGTATTACCGGTGGTATGAAGACTGAGGCCGGCAGGCACCGTACCGTCCCGATCCACACTCGTATTCGGGACTTGGTAAAAAGAAATTATGACGAAGCAGTTTCTCTTGGAAGCGACCGCCTCTTTAATGATCCGGAGGCTACCAAGGGCGGTATGAAAATCACCTATGATAAATACGCTGGACGTTTTAACAAGGTCGTTGCCGCACTGCACCTTCGTTCCGAACATCGACCGCATGATCCCAGAACAACATTCATTACGATGGCGAAAAAGGCGGGCGTGGATGAATATGTTGTGAAGCGTCTTGCCGGTCACAAGATCACAGACGTAACCGAGGCGGTCTATACGATCCGTGATATTGAGTGGCTCAGAGATGAGATAGAAAAAATGCCGTAACCCTTGTGGTTGCGGCTTTTCTTTTCCTATGATCGGTTCTTCTTTTTGTTTCCTTCGCTCTGTTACCTGCTTGTTACCTACCTGTTGCCTATCTTGCCATTTTCAAGGCTTCTCACACTGTCTTAAATTACATCTTCTTTTTTACAATCAAAATTAAGAAAAGTACCGCAGCCCTTGGAACTACGGTACTTTCAAGGTTTGTTGACTCTTTAATTAAAAAGGTTTGATTAGAACTTTCCTGCCTCTGCAGCTTCCTGTACGTAAACGGTAAAGCCCGCAAAATTAAGACATATCGAACATTTTGTTACCTACTTGTTTCCTATTCACCAATTTTGGTACTTTTTCAGCACTTCTCAGACCAATTTTATACCTCGATTCCGTCATAAACATAACCCGTTTCCTGCCAGAATTTCATGGGTGATATGTAATAATCATACTGGCTACTTCCGTCTTTCTTGAAAGCTACTCCAAATGTGAGTAATCCCTGGATGATTCCCTGTCTCACAAACTGAGGATCTTTCTTCATTACTCTTGCAGCTACATTCACCGGTACATTTTCGCCAGTAAATCTTGGCACTTCTAACCATACCTTCTTTTCTTCCATTTGTCAACTCTCCCTCCAATATAATTTTCCATATACCCAGTCCAGCAATTTTAATGCGATCATTCCTGGTGCAAGCATTACCAGCACCACCAAAAAGAAAAATCCGGCCAGCGCTGTTGCCGCAAACTCACCTTTCCTGGTTTTATCGCACCACTCAGCTCTCGGACATATTCCTTCATCAGTATAGCACTTGCCATCGCATTCGACTCCTCGCTGCCACATCTCCCTCACCCCTTTTCTGCAAGGGCTTTTCCAACTGCTTCCATAATGTTCTCTGCCTTTGCTGGTCCGATTCCCTTTACTGTCAAAAGGATTTCTCTTAGCTCATCTGCCTTCAATCCTTCGGAGTCTTCCTTGCCCTGGTTATATGCGTTCATGTAATACCGCGACAAGTAGTTGGACATATCCTGGTGGTCCATTTTCTTAATTTCCTTGTACATCTTTCGGTTCAAAACCATCTGCTTTGCCATGACTACTCACCCTCTCTTCCGTCAATTCGATATACTGCATCATCGTAATAAGGGTATATCCGTCCATTATTTCTTCCGGTTCTTGTATCTCTGATGCGGAACGGATCTTCTCCTAAGCCATCTACTTCCTTTCCCATGAATACTACACCTTTTCCGCTCAGCGGATGATTTTTGCATCTGAAGTGTACAACATCGCCCACCTGCATCTCTCTTCCATCTTTCGCATATTTACCTGTTTTCATGTCTCGCCTTCCTCTACTTTCCTTATGATCTTTAACTGTTCCAACGGAACAAGCCTTGTTTTATTGCACCCATATGCTACAATGGCAACCTTTTTCTGCTCTATATCATTTCGGTTTACAAAATCAACTTCTACTCCATCTGGCCTGCAAGCACTATCACAAAACAATTCTGCTTTCAGCGTAATAAGCTTCATACCTATGACAACGCCTACAAATCTCTTCTCCACTGCCTCGTAATATCTTTTTACGAAATCGCTACCGCCCCATTCTTCCGGTTCTACTTTTCTTTCCTTTTCTTCGGCATTTTCGTCAACATAGTAATAAACATCGGAGTATTGTTCAGAGTGCCGGATATATTTTCCGTCCTTAATTCTTTTCATATAAGTATTGCACTCTACAACTTGAAACATATATTCATTATTCCTGCGTAATTTCACTGCATGTCCGCCTCCTGTCTCTTGCTGCTGATCTAAACATCATAAGCAGCATTTCTGATACTGGTCTGCTCCGATCATGTCTCTTGGCTTTCTTTATGCAGGTTAATTCTGTTCCATCCAAAACATATACACCAACGTAGTGTGGGACCTCCAATGAAATCGTTGCGTAAATCTTCTCCGGCATTACCAGGTAATTATAATCTCCGAGGAAATTCAATCCATGCCCCGAGCGAAAATCCTCTACAGATGACTTCACTTCATAACAGTAAAAGTCTCCTTTTTCTATTCCGGACACCGTATTATTAACCGGTTTATATCTCATATAATCAACTCTGACTGCATGGTTTGTGGAGTAATCAAATGTCACTTCCTTAGCCCAATATATCCGGGGATCATTGTACGGATTGATTTTCTTTTCAAGTGCCAGAGACAACGTAGCTGTTATCTCTGGTCTTCTGCTCACTCTTTCTTCTCCTTTCTGTACAGTTCAGATGTTCCATCCAGCACCTGACGTTCCTTTTCATCTTCAAAATACCAACCATACGGCTCAAACACCTCATATCCTTTCAAGAGTGCGTCTCCTTTGTTTTTATTAAAGACCAAGTTGTAATCATACGGTTCGTTGCAAATTTTCATTGAATTGTGCAAAATAATCATCATCTGATGTAAGGAACTAAGTTTTCCCGCTGACTCATCTGCTGCTTTTTTCTCTTCTGGTGAAGATTCATAGTAGCTCTTTTTCAAATAGAAATCTCGCACTGTGCTTGCATAAATGTAACTGCCAAGTGCCATCATAGCTTCCCATATCTTTTCTTTTACTTCAGATTCATCTTTAACCGGGCTGATTTTCCCCGAAATAATATTCTCCAGAAATTCTTTTCTTCTGGCACTGCTTTCTTTTAATATCGCTTTGATTTTCCTTTTTGCCTGATCCTTTTCCTTTTGCTCTTTTTCCCAAGGTGAAAGTTCTTTCTTTCCTTTTGGAATTTTTGTAATAATTCTCAAGCTACGATAATATACTAAGAAAAATTTTTCTTCTTCTGTCTTCGGAAGTTTGATCTGCTCCGGAACGTCTTTGTCTAACTCATACTCCTTAATAGTATTCCATTTTCCGCTCCAAATTTCATTTTCTGCTGACTTCGGGGCAGCCTTAATGCCTTTCTTCTTCAACATCTCTTTCAGTTTTTTTGCATTTTCATTTCGTTTAGCTTCTGCTGCAGCTGCTTGCGCTCTGCTCACCAAGTCTCTTGAACTGGTTGCTTCTCTGAGAATTTTATCCCTCGTCTTAATATCTTTCACTTTTTCCAGTTCGTATAAATCCTTCAGCGTTAACTGAAAATTTTCATCCTGCTCCTTCTTTTTAAGTTCATCCTGGTTTAGCTTCGCAATATTTAACCTACGGCGAATGGTAGTCTTGCTGAATCCAGTTTTCTCAGCAATTTGTTCCTCGGTATCTCCCAAATCAAGCATAAGCTGAAATCCCTGGGCCTGCTCATAAATTGTCAAATCGCTGCGCTGCATATTTTCTTCCAGCATGATTGACAACTGTTCTTTTCGGCTTAATCCTTCAGCGATCCTGCATGGCAATTCTTCCAGGCCTGCTAACTTTGATGCTCCATGCCGGCGGTTCCCAATCAACGCATAATACTCTCCAGGCTGTTCTTCTACCGGAACAACCGTTAAATTCTGTAAACACCCCTGTTTTTTCATCGATTCTGCCAGCTCCGTCAAATCTCCGAGATCCTTTCTTGGATTCTCCGGGTGCGTATGGATGTGATCTATTCCGATATAAACTATATCTCTTCTTTCTTCCATGGCTTTTCTCCTCATTCTCATATATGAACGGCGGCTTTCCAGCCGCCATATCAGTTACTCAGTTTTCAGTTTTCTAAAATAAGCGGAGCGGAAACCGACGAAGCCGCTGGCGTCAGTCCGAGGGTTGCTCAGGCTCACGTCGAACACGCCAGCATTGGAAGTGTTGCCCCAGCTGCCCCCGCAGATCGGCAAATATTCTCCCTCAGTGCTATCAATATAGCAGTAGGCTTCCGGCTCTCCAGGATACAGAGCCAGCTCTTTCAGTGTTTCGCTCTCGCAATCAATATTAACATCTTCCCATCTACATCCATCGTATCCCTCTTCGTGATCACTTTCAGCAAGGAATTTGATACCGCCATCGGAAACGCTTACTCTAATAGACTTTCCGGAATCATCTCTTACCGGTTCCCAGTTATCTCCTTCAAGGGTAAGATCAATATCCAATGCTGCATCGTTATTCTTTGCCATCTCCAGCTGTCCATCTTTTATTCTCAGGCCTCTTACCATTTCCCATACGTTTCCGGACAGATCGTGAACGCCTTCCAATGTATGATCGTGGGTCCATGTTGCCGGTCCTGATCCGGTTTTGGTCTTTCCGGATTCTCCTGCTGACTCTCCGTGTTCTTCCGGGTTTGCATGGTACTTTCCATAGTTCGTGTTGCCATGTGGCAAAGTACCATTCTTCAAGCTGAGGTTCGCAAGTAATCCCCATTCAGCTCTTGTCATAAGATGCCATCCCTCTCCCTTTGAAAAACAAGCTCTCGCCGCCTCATCATTGGTAATTCCTGTCCATGGCTTCTGCATTGGCAGGCTATAAGGCTTTCCGTTAATTTCGCAGTTCTCATAGACAGAAATGTAAATTTCATCGTATTCTTCATCTCCAATGATAAACGCTGCATTTGTTTTATCGCTTCCACCGAACAGCTCCTTATTTGTCACCTTGCGGAATCTGTGCATGAATGACGGGATGCCGGCATTGTCGTAAATTGCCACTACTGCGTGTTCCAGGTTTCCGCTGATGAAATGGGTTGGTGTGATCTGCTCCTCAGTATTCTTTTTTTCGGAAGGTCTCTCCTGGATTACCGGACAAATATTGATCTGCATATCATCTCTTGCCGCATAATCCTTAATTGCTTCCATCTGCTCTGCAACGAATTTTCTCTTTCCTTTAAACTTTGCTGAAAACTCACCATTCATAAACTTTGCTTTTGCCATGTTCTTTTCCTCCTATGCTGTGGCTAATTCTCTATTCAAAAGTATCTCAAATACTTTGAACCCATAAATAAATCCCTGCATTTCTGCCTCGATTGCAACTCCCATTACCGAGTCCTCTACTTTTCTTTTGGCTGCTACATCATCATTCAGCCCGCCCATTGCCTTATAAAACTCTTCGTATTTTGCCCCCAGCTCTTCGATTTCTCTATTCTCGATTGCCGGGCCTTCGATAAACTGGTCGAACAGATTCTTTATGTAACTGCACTCTGTTCTGGATCTTCCCTTCATCAGGATATTTTCCTGCGTTTTTACTCCATGGAAATGCTGTGCGATTAAATCATTGAATTTCCCAAGTCCTTCCACGAAAGCCTTACTACGTTTTTCCTCGGCACATATCTTTTCAATGTAAAGCTGGCAGCCTTTTTCACTCAGTTTCCAGATTGGATGTTTTCTCTGGTTTCTATACGGTCTATACGCAATCTCGAACTCCTTCTTTTCGTCTTCGGACGCTTCCGCATTGTAAAACCGAGAAATCCGATTGAAAATTCTCATGTGCGTACTCTGGAAAATTTTTGCGATTTCCCAACTGGTAAGTGGCTCTGCAGGTTGCGTTGTTCCCTCTGCTACTTTTCGGATAAGCTCTGCAGCCTTTCCGATTTCTTCCGGCGTGATCTTAATTTCGTTCATCCTTCCAGCTCCTTTCTCAAAGCCTGCAGAAGAGGATGCCAAGGCCTAGCTCCTCTCATGCGCTTCACGACTTTTCTCAGATCAATCTCTTCCTTGCTGATACTTTCCATTCCGATCAGCTTATCGCTGTTCCAACGGATCAGCTTATCCTTGAATCCATCGGTCAACTTTACTTCTCCAGCTGCGCACTGTTTGTCCTCGAACATGACCCACTTTTTTCCATTAAGGATGCAATAACCAACAATCATCTCTTGTCCTCGCTTTCAATATCAACGCTTTCTCCGGGGAAACAATTTCCGCAATATTTCCATACCTTATCCCCTACTTTCACGAATGTAGAATAGGTTGCCATATATTTTCCTGTCTTCGGGTTTAATCTACTGTCGTAAGGTTCTCCTACCTGCAGATATCCTACCCCCATATTTCTCGGTGGCAAAATATTCAAGAAGTACCAGTAGACATCTTCGTCCACCAGCTCCCCAGGCTTGCAAAAATCATCCCAGTTTTTCCCGCTTTCTTCCCATCCTTTAAGTGTCTTGATCTCTTTCTGCTTTTCTTCGCTCATTCTCTGCATACTCCCTTTCTTTTATTGCGATGTAGTCTTTGACATGAAAACCATTCAAAATATTGATTGCCTGCAGTTCCGACAGTCCGCATCTCCTTTGAAGTTCCTGCCGCAGTTCTCTTCTCTCGCCTGTATCTTGCCTTCCATTTTCCGGAAGATTTTCTGCCAATATTCTGTATTCATTGGCGATTTCTGCTGTGAGAAGTTCTGGCATTATACGGCCTCCACATATATGACACTATTTGCTTTGCAATTAAATTCCGGGCAAAGAGAACTCCATAATTTTGCAAGATCCTTCATGTCTTCCGCATCCAGCTCTGTCTCATCTTCTTCGCCGTCCCTGTTTGCAAATCCAATTCGATATGTATTTTTTCGCCCGCCGTATGACTTTCTTACAATGCCTTTTCCGGCTTCTCTAATTGTCATTCTGCATCACCTCCAGTTCTTCTTTCACTCGGTTCAATGCGTACTTGCCGGCCGGATTCAACATTCTCTGCCATGCCCCCTGGGATGGTGCCCATTTAAAGCCATGCTTTTTCAAAACGGCTCTGACATCTGCCTCCGGCTTTCCATCAAAGATGATCTGCAGCCTCATAGCTTCCACATTCTCAACAACCTTGAACAGCTCAAATTCCGTCTCTTTTGTTCCCTTGCCTTTAACTTCTCTCAGACCTTTCAGTCTTTCCTCTACTCTATGGATATTTGCATTATTGTTCTGCAGGGCGTATGCTGGAAATCCAACCCTTCCCATAAAATCCGGGGTTCTGAGTTCCTGGATCTGCTCATCGGAATATCCCAGGATTTTAAGCTCCTCGTCTCCCTTTTTGGTGTCCTTCAAACGGATGGCTTTATTGACAGCTCTCATTCTTTCCTGGTTTTCTTTTAAAGCATCCAGTTTCTCTTCCAGACGTTCTATGGCATCCTCATCTGAGGACTTGATAATATCCTTTCCTCTCAAAATGCCCTTGATCTTATCCGGAATTTTCTGCGTCTCAGCATAAAACTGATGGTTTTTCTCCCAGGCCTGTACCTGTTTTTCTTTCTTCTTCACTGGGAAATTGCCGGCTCCCGAAATCATAACAGAAGGGCATCTGCAGCCGATATTACTCTCCCGGTTCATATACTCAGCCATTCTCTTTGAATATCTCTTCGCCAATGCTTCAACTCTTTCCGCTTCTCTCGGTCTTGCTTCTGCAACTTTCTCGGCCAAGTCATAGACTTTATCGACATACCCTCTGTATTCTTCGGTCTTACTGCCTACCTTGTAATCGCTCATGGACATCATATCGTGTGCGATTCTGGCCTGCTCTTCGTTAATTGTGCAATATAATCTTTCCATTTCAGCACCCTCCCTCAAACTCTTCCATTTTCTCTCTGTCAAATTTCATTGCAGGATAAGTGCAATATCCGCTACGTCTCATTCTTCCTGTCGATTTTGCCAGTCCTTTCGTCTCCAGGAAATTCACTACCCAAGGGCAATTATTTGTGTCCACATATGCCTCGTTCTCTGCTAAAGTTGGATCACACAGGCAAACGGTAATTCTTGCAACCGGTCCCTCTCTTCTGCTGATGATTTCAACTGCGATACTGCCATCCATCTGATACTGCCCTACTCTTAATGTACAATCTGTATATGTTGCGTATCTTGTCTTAACCTCTAATAATGCCATGCTATATCCCTCCTAAAATTATGCTGTGATCGGCTCTCTGTGCTTTTCCATCCTTACATCTGCTCTTCCTGCAAGATTCTCTCTGTACTCCTTGAGGCTTCTCTTTGCATCAGCTCTGGTATATTCGCTGTTCTCACATTCCCAGCCATATCCCCAGTTTGTCATTATGTCCCACCGATCCTTTGTCTTTCTCTGATAGCTCATTCATTCTTCCTCCTTCATCTGCGAGTCTTCATTTTTTATTTCTCGCACTTGCGAGCATTGTGGGTAAAAAAATAACACCTACCATTCCAGATTCTTGATTTCATCTGCTACTTTCGCATATCCATTGCTTTCAAGCAACCATAAGTCAAACTGTACTGCATGATCGTAAAAACTTACTCCGCTATCGTTCATGCTATAAAGCTCATCTCTGATTTCCATTACCATTTCCTTGCTGCCGGTTGCAACCATAACAGCTACGATGGCCTGAACTTTTGCCTGTCCAGCATTCCATTCCTCTGAAAAAAGTTCTTTCTCGTCTCTTGCTGCTAATGCTGCTCTGTAATCGTTCATGTTATACATAATCTCTACCTCCAAGATGTTTTATTTGTTGTTTGATTATGTATATATTATAACTCGCATCTGCGTATTTGTCAATGGTTTTGCTCTATTTTTCCAAGTTTTTCTCGCACTTGCGTTTTTCAATTTTCACATCATAGCCAGCAACATTAACAATCCTTGCAAAATTTTCATATCTCATATTTCCGGAAATTAGTCTGCTCACTCTCTGTCTGGTGATTCCCATTTTCTGAGCCAGCTGAATCTGCGTCATTCCTTCCTTCTCCATCATTTTATTGATGATCTCTGCCGCATCTTCACCTCTGATCTCCGTTACGGTTTCCCTCGCCGGATAAACTACCCTGCTCATTTCCAAACTCCTTCCTTTTTCAAAACCTGTTTTACCGCTTCTTTCATCGTGTCAGCAGATGCTACATTTGTGTCCTGGTTCTTTTCATACAAACTTGCGATCTTACAGATGATGTCCTGATTGTCATTTAAGCCTCCAGCAATACCTTTCGGAATCCCCCAGTAATCACAGAACTCTTCAACAGCATTCTTTATATCCTCTTCCAGGTATTCTCTCTCCCTGATCCGGTATGCTTCTTCGATCTCTGCCTCCGTCAACTCGATTCTCACCGTTCTTTCATCACAGATGGCAATGTTATTGTACTCTCCGACTTTTTTTATTATATTTCTTTCAATTACCATGCCTTCCTCCGTTCATCAGGGCAGCTACACCTTCCGGATAATTCTCATCAAACCAGTGCCAGATTTCTATTCTGTCCGTTCCTTCCGAAAATCCCAGGAACTCTTCCAAAATAGCATCTTCATCATCAATGGGGATTTCTCCAAAAAACTGCCACAGCTTTTCAACTTCCTGGCTATTGAAGCAACTAGAAAATCCAATTTCTGAAATATCGTCTACTTCCTTGCAACGTGGACAATACAACTCATCGTTTCCATAATGCAAACCCAGGTCGGAGTCTCTTCCAATCCACCCGCACTTCTTACATCTCCAGATCAACATTTCCCATTGCCTCCCATTCTTCTGTCAGTGTCACTGTCTCTCTCTTTGCAAATACTGCGGTACTTAAATCAATTCCGTAGAAAATTTCCTGGTTTCTCACCTTCTCCTCGAAGCGTTTTCTGCAAAGCAATTCGTTTCCGAATACCCCTCCAAACTGTACATATCTTCCATCGTCAATCCTCTTTGCCAGCACTGTGTACTCTGTGTCCGGGGTATTTACGGTAACAAGTCTGCTCGGTTCTTCCTCTCCTACAGTCCATTTTATTTTCTGACCACATTTCTCACAGTAGGGCTTTTTTCTCTGATCGACTACTCTTTTAGCCACAATTCTTCTCTCTCCCACAATGCTACTGCAGCAAGGGCAACGGAACCAATTATTTACCTGGGTTTTTGCCTCGCCATGTCCATCCGCATAATCAACAAACAACACGCTTCTTTCGTTCATGCAAAGGACCGGCGGCATTGCTACTGATTTTTTTAATGCTTCCAAAATTTCCTGATCGTTCACAGTTCTTTTCCTCACTTTCTGTACCCAACGTATAACAAAAACAGTAACATTAATATAGCTCCCATACTCTCGCCTCCTATAAATATGATCTTCCGTATCTCTTCCGGAATGCTTCCCTGGCTTTTCTTGATTCCTGCTGGCTATTGGCAGAAATCCATTCTTTTTCCCAAATTGCCTGTCCGAGCATTTTTGATAATCTCTCGGCCATTGGATTTTCGTGGATTCTGCAGAGCTTCTGTCCCATGTTGTGACAATTATTGCAAACTGGGATTTTCAAGCCATCCTTTTCGCTAAGTTCTCTACCTGCAGTTCCAAAGATTAAATGGTGTTCTGCTTCTGCCTGTCTTCCGCAGAAAATGCAGATTTCCGGATATTCTGTCACAATTCCTTTGCTCATTCTCTTACCTCAGCTATATACAATTTCTTCAAACAATGCGTACTGGATAATTTCGTCTGCTGCAATTTCATCAATCATTCCTGGATCAACTCCCCAGGTTCCATCATGCCGTCTTGCAACTGGCATATAATCTTCTGAAAGATATTTTAGCAACCCTGTCTTAAAATTTTCTAACGTCAGGGAGCGATATGTTTCCTCCTCAATTTCATACAATTCCAACTCGCCGCCTCTGCTGATCTGCTCGCTGGCGTATTCTCCAAGGTATCTCCCTACTACGTTGACTTCCGAACACCAACACTGCAATGTCGAACTGTCTAACGCAGTTGACATGATATCGTCTACATCTTCTTGTGTAATCACGATTTCTGCCGTTATTTTTAAGATAATATCATCCATCTTAATCCTCCAATTCCGTGCCGCATACCGGGCACTTTTCAATCTCTTCATCATAAGTCTGAACATATCCTGCGCAATGCGGACACCAAGCAATTTCACCATTTGCTTTCCAGTCTTCCAGCAAACTTTCTGGATGCTGCCAATCCAGTTCCTCGAACATTGTCTCGGCCAATTCTTCATCTCCGGCAAGTATTTTCAGTATGTCGTTCCTTGTATACTTTTCGTCCGACAATTCCGGAATATAGCAAACATCGTCTGGCCTGTTCTGAAAAGCATCTTCATCCTTGAATATCCATCCTTGCCGGTAATAATCCCTATCGATTATCTCTGGCTCATTACCTCTTTCCGGTGAATAGCTTCCGATCAGAAGCATTTTCTTGCTCTGCATATTTAATCCTCCGAATCTGCATAATATGAATCAAATGCAATGCCAGCCTTAATCAACTTATCTTCCAGATAGTTTCCATAACACCAGCCATCACCGTCTTCCCAGTAACTATCCCATGCTTCCTGCAGAACTTTCTCTGCTCTCGCAGCATCTTCTTCGCTCACAATGAAAATGCAATCCATCCATTCATTCATTTCTGAACGGATTCTAATGCAGGTGTCCTCAATTCTCTCTACCATATCAGCGCCAAACCTCCTCAAATTTTAAAAATTCCAAGTCTTCATCGCTATAGCCATTAGTTCTCAAATATGCCTTTGCTTCTACCTCGTTTTCAAACAGCTTTACCTTCCGGCCTTTTTCCATCAACCACTCATAAGGGTTCAGCGTTATTCCTTCGATGTGTCGGCCTATGCAGATATACTTCCTGATTCCTACCCATTGAAAAATCTTCTCCTTTGCAAATTCTTCAATGGCTTCCTGGTATGTTTTCTCCGACTCATCCCAATCGGTTCGCCCGAAGTTTTCTTCAAACTCATTGGCCCAAACCACAAACATTTGCTTCCAACCCATGCTGTCTGTTTCGCTCAGCTTTGGAAATTCTTTCTGCAGATTAACATATGTCCATGTAATCTCAATCAGATTTTCCGTTGCTCTATTAAACTCTGTCTGCTGAATATCTGAATATGCCATCTTCTCACTCTCCTATGTAATAACAAGTAAAATTCCAATGGTCCCCGAACTCGTAGTAAAGTCCTCTCTTCTCAAAGATTCTGTCGAACTTTTTCTTGATTCCTGGGTTTGTACCGTACCAGAGCATATGACAAACGGTGCCTTCAAAAGCCATGCTGAGGATATGATCTTCTGCCACATTCTCAAAATATCTTCTTGGGTCCTCGTTTTCTCTCACAACCAGATGTTCCGGATCATTGTAATAAAATTCGCCTGTCTCCTTGTCGTGTGTGTCGAAGCATTTTCCATTGAAATAAATCTGAGTGTCCACCCACATATCGTGTTCCAGAAGAAACGTCCGGATCTCCACTGCAAGTTTTTCAATCTGCTTCTGTGTCAGCTTTGCTACCGTATTCATTCTGTTACCGCCTTTCTCTTACTTCTGAGCAATCTAATCAAATGCTCTTTTGCTTTCTGGTACTCTTCCTCTGATGTTTTATCTGGATAAAACATATCCATCGGATAGTAGCCATCATACTCTCTGCCTGTCTCAAATCCATCATCCATAATTATTACCACGCATCCCCATCCGTGATTTGATGTCTCAAATGACACGTATGCACTTGTTTTCTCCTGGGCTTTCATTGCCAATCGAAACAGCTCTTCAATTTTCTTTTTCATCCTGCCACCTTTACCTTTCTGCTATGTAACGCATATATCATAGTTCCTCGTCCTTTTCCGGCCACCTTGGAAAATTCCTCGTCTGACATCGGATTCATATAAAACTGCACTGCTGTCAGCTCATCCTCTGTGTTGTAAATCTTCACTGCATAAAGCACGTGGTCGGCTCCGGTTCTTCTCAGTGTTTCCGCTGCGCTATTCTCAAAATCTCGAAGGATTCCAGGAAGCTGACAGAGGGGCATCTGCCCTCTCTGTACGCAACCGGCCGGGTCTTTCATACTCCATCTGATTGTTTTTCCCATGCCCTTACGCTTCCTTCTTTTCTGTTTTCTTGGTTCTTGTTCTCTTTGCCGCCGGCTTCTCTTGTGTCGCATTCTCTGTCTTCGGCTTTCTTGCTCTTGACTTTTTAACCGGTTCTTCTACTGCTTCCTCTACCGCTTTCTCTGCTGACTTTTTTACTTCAGCTGCCTGCTCTGGCAAACGCTCCTGCAATTTGTAACGCTTTCTGATGGATGCGATCATCAGCTCGACTTCCGCATTTACCAGTTCCTTTTCTTCATCCGTCAGACCTGCAACCAGGTCTTCTGACTCCTGCCAGTATCCTGCGTTATCCAGGAAACGATCAATTACCTTCTTTGCTCTGTCGTGCTTAACATCCCATTTCATCCTGCAATTCCTCCTACTTCTTCAAATTCAAAAACACCGATGCTCTTGATAAATTTCTTCGATGTCTTCATCCCTCTTCCTACCTGTTGACCGCTGATATACTGTCGGAGATAATATCCACCAACCAGTTTTACAACTTCCCATACCTTCTTTTCATTCCAACGATCCCGGTAATAATTTCTCTGTAAAGCCATCTTTCCGCCCTCCTGTATTTTCATAACCACTCTTCAAATCTTTCTGGATCAAGGCTTTCCATTCTGTCAAACACCAGGTCGATCATCGGATTCCCTTTCGGAAGCTGATTGAACAACTTCACGCAACCATCAAAATCCAATTTCTCGATCATATCTTTTGCTTTCTTCATCAGTGTTTCCATCTTCTTTCCTCCATCTCATCTACTGCCAGGCCGATCACTGCTGTACCATTTGCCATTACCAACCAGAAGTTTAACGGCTCCATCCCGGTTGCCATCCCCCATGAAAAATTGATAAACAGCAACACTGTCAAAAATCTTCTCAGCTTTTTCATTGCTTTCTGTCCTCCTATATGGTAGACTTGATAGCCAAGGGGAGTTACCGCTCCCCTGCTACCAAGGAACTGTTTGGTTCGATTTACTTAATCCAATTTAAGATCGCCGTAACAACTGCTAAGAGCATTGTTACTATGGCAACTACGATGCTGGTCAGGCTCTCGTAAAACTGGATTTTAAGAAGTCGTTTCTCAAGCAGTTCTTTTTCTTTGTCTTCCGGTTTCTTTCTTTTTGCCAACTGGTGTTCTCCTTTCAGATTATTTAATCAATCTCGCACTTGCGAACCATTTAGGTAAAAAAATAACACCTACCTGCTTGGTTCTTGTGTTTTGTTTGATTATGTATATATTATAACTCGCACTTGCGTATTTGTCAATAGTTTTGCTCTTTTTATCCAAATTATTTTCGCAACTGCAACATTCGATAGTTAATAGTGAGAATAAAAGAAAAAGATAGAAAAAGATTTAGATACAGAAATAGATATAGAGTAATAGTGACGTGACGGTTTCGTGACATTGATGGGACAATGTCACACGTTTTTTATTATAATATGAAGATTTTCCTTTATTTATAAGGCTTTACGCATTTGTATCTTATCCTCATTTGAGTGTGGATAATGTGGAAAACTCGATTTTGCGAACCCTTAAATTACTGGTTGACTCTCCTGTTTGATATGCATATACTGAAAACTGCTGGAGGTCCGGCAGCATCTGCGCCATATCGCAATTCTCCAATCTTTTCCGTGCCAACTCTTCTAAAATTGAATAGTTCTATACGCTCGTACACGCTTCTATACCGGGTTTTGGCTTTTAGGCATATTAAGTATTGAAAAATTCTCTATCGTTGCTCAGGCACATTTCGTCAAAAATAGCATTGAAATTTTAGTTATTTTGTATATTGATTTTTACCTCTAACTTGCTCCGCATTTTGCAATAAAAAATGCCCCAGTCCCGAAGGACCAGGGCGTGTGTGATATATTTTCATCAGAGGTGCAGACTCTCTTCAAAAGCACCATTTCTCCGCTGTTATTTCAGCAGCTTGTTTACTTCTTTCTGGACTTCAGAATAATTGTAACCGGCTGCTTCCAGTTTTTTCTTCCGGTCGGCTCCGTTCCCCCATTTTCCGGAAACGACTTCCTTTGCAACTTCAGCTACAGATTTCTTTGTGTTTGCCTTCAGCAGCTCATTCACTTTCTTCTGGACGGTGTCATAATTATAGCCGGCCGCAGTCAGCTTCTTTTTCCGCTCATCTCCGCTACCCCACTTACCAGCAATCACCTCTTTGGCTACTGTCGTTACGTCTTTCTTGGTGGATGTGGTGGTTCCAACCTTTTTGTTGTACAGAGCAGTCAGCTTGGCTTTGGAGTTAGTTCCATACTGTCCATCAACCACCAGCCCATTGTCCTTCTGGAACTTGCGAAGTGCTTCATCCGTACCAGAGCCGAAGTCTCCATCCGCTCCTGCAGATCCGCAAGAGTATCCAACCTTGATAAGCATTTTCTGCATCGTTGTTACTTCTGATCCAGAATCTCCCTTTTCCAAATAATTCTTCTTTGCCGGAGTTGCATTGGAACTGGCATCTCCGCTCACTGCGATAGCCACATGATGATTGTCGTTCAGCAGGATATCTCCAGGCTTTAGGCATGTACCGCTTGTCAGATATTTCTGATCGGTGAGAACCTTTGCTCCCGCTGTCTTGAATGCGCTTCTCATGTTATATGTAGTCAAGTAAATGCTAACTGCTTTCAGCTTCGGCTTATTCAGACGGTACCCGACTGCTTTCACAATGCTTGCGGTACTCTGGCTGCAGTCTGTTTCGCATGGCTTTTTGATTTTTGATGGATCATAACCATTTGCGGCCAGCTGCTCCCAGAAGGTATAGCGATCATTACTATTCCCTGCAGTTCCCTGGTCATAGCCGATCATATTATTGTTTGCGGCCTGTGTTGCCATCTCTGCAATCAGTGCCGCTACTTCCTGGTCCTCAAATCGTAAAACACAGAGCCAAGGTCTGTTGTACCAGTTGATGATCTGATACTCTGTGCCAGTCTGATCGCCCGCCTGGCCTCCTGCATAATGTCCATTTTCATCATGTCCACAATTACTAATTTTCACGCTCACGATTTTTTCCTCCTTTGCATAATCGTTATAGAATTTCTGGCCTCTTGCCGCTCTACTTTCGCATACGCTTTCCCCTGTGTTGGCCGGAATTTCAAACTTCTTTAAAACAACATCGGATGCCTGCCGGATTGTTGTTGCTGATTTGAGAATAGCCAAAACCGGGCTGTAGCTTTCTCTCAGTTCTTTCAGTAAGAAATCCAGTTGCATATCTTCGTCCGCAATGGACACGCCTCTCTGCTTGGCAAAATTCCAAAGACCAGATTTTCTGCCAGGGCTTGTCCACTGGGCCAATCCGTACCCGTACTGTTTTCCGGAAAGCGGATGTAAGAACTCCTCGCAAGAGATCTTTCCGCTGTCGATTGCAGCAGTATAAGTGGTATCAGTATAAACCTTTCCGTTTTCTTTCAGCCGTTTAAGGCACAGGTATTCAACCCGGTTTGTGTAGAAACCATCGCTCTCCGCTTCCAGGTTTCCGATCAGGCCGCAAGCCCCAGCTGCAGTCATGCAGGCCTGTCTGAATTTCTTGTAGGCTCTTTTCTCCGCCTCAACGTTTATACTCATCTTTCAGCACCTCGCTTTCTCCCCAGTTGTAGGGCGAAACTTCGTCAATAAATTCCCCAAATTCTCTGATTAACAGAATGAAAAAGGTGCCGCCTATGGCAAGCACCCCCACTACGATTTTTGCTACATTCCCCATATCTATTCCTCTTTGTACTTCTTGCACTGCGTAATAGCCTGGATCACCTTGTCGTATCCCACCATTGATGCCAGCCAGGATAACAGCACCAGAGCGATTAAATATACAGCCATCTTTGCATTGATCTGTGCCTCCGTCAGAATGATATATCCCGCATCTACCAGAACTGACAGTACGACTGCAACGAAACCGGCCAAGAAATTGGAGAGGTATTTCTTGTTTACCTCATCCATCAATTTCTTGATTCCCTCTGTGAAGAGTCCTGTAAAAATAGATACAATCAGCAGTAACAGTAAAAAAATCTCTAAGCTCATAAGTTTTCCTCCTCGTTTTTGTTACCGACATTTATGTCGGGGACATATTGTTCTTGGCTTTCTTTTTCGTCTTCTTTCTGCCATTTCCGATCCAGCCGCTTATCTTTATTCGTCCGAATCCAGCCGCAGATTCCACACTCACCTATTGTTGCTGCCACAACAGCGCAGGCATAGGTTTCCGGCATACTTCCATATTCCCGGAAAACCAGGATCATCTGCCAGTTAAACCAAACAAAAAAGGCACCGACCAGAATCAGTACCAGATTCAAGGTTCCGACCTTCTTTACGGCCGCAACCACTTTTTTAATTTTTTTCATTTCACCTACAGCCTCCCATTGGCCTTTATTAAAGGTTACTTTCTGCTCCCCATCAGTTCAGCAATTTTGGCATCTTCGTGCATCGGAATCACTTCCAATGCTCTCATCTCAGGCTGTACAACCGTATGCATATGTCCATTCCCTTTTGCATTTTCGTATTCCTTAAACATAGACCAAAACGCATCTGCCTCCATTTCACTCCATGCATGAAGCGGATTTTTTTCCGGACTTGTAAAATATCGATGTGACTGCAGAAGTCTGTCTCGAAGTTTGCTGCGCTCTCTGCTGATAATGTCCTCTTCAATCTTTTCCAGCTGCTTCTGGTGTTGATCCATGCCTTCTTTCAGCTCTGCAATGCTTTTATTGAACTGCTGCTGAATTTCTATGCTCTGCTGATGCCATGATGGGTACATATTCACCTGATCCATAACTTTTTTGAATTGTTCGTTTTTTTCCTTTTCATGAATTGCCTTGTCAGAAAAGTAACTCTCTACTTTCCGATAACACAAAACAAGGAATACCAACGCCGCAATTATAGTAATGCCCCAGCCAATGCTATAATTTCCTACTAGGTTAATTAGATACTCCATTTTCCTATTCCTTCCTCATTTCTTTTTATGACGTGCGTGTGTTGTCGGGCCGGCTCTCCGATTGATTCTGCTTTTAGGTTTCATTCTTCCAGTCCTTTCTGCAGATCCGCTGCTTCTTTGATCATTGCCAGTTCCTCATCCTCAATAGTTCCATGCTGCAGTAATGCAAGTGCCAGCCGGTCTATGAGTTTCGTCTGTAACTGGATAATCTTCGACTGACCATCCATCACCTCTGCGATAGTAGTTCTCATCCCGATCCCCTCCTTCCTCGTATATTTGTTTCATGTCTGCGTGCGTCAGGACAAAATCATCCAGAATCTTCTCCTTCAGTGCATCGCAGTCACAATATTTCATCATCCCCAAGTAACTCTGCAGTGTGTCTGTTGCCTGCTTAAAAGAAATTTCCTTTACTCTGTACGCTTCTTTCTTTGCTTTCAAAACTCTCTTGATGTGAAGCGTTGTTTTCTTCCTGAGTACCACTTTGTCAGGCCATACCCTGTATCCAACAAATTCAATACCTTGATTTATTGGCCGGATACAAGTTTTATTGTTTAGCTGCAGTTCCAACTCCGTTTCCAGAAAAGAAGCAATTCTGACTTTCCATTCCTGGAGCTGTGCCTTGCTACTACTGAGAATAATCACATCATCCATGTATCGGACATAACAATGAATTTGCAATTCCCTCTTGCAGAACTGATCCAGTGCGTCCAGATATACATTCGCAAACACCTGTGATAACAGATTTCCGATAGGCATTCCGACATCAAAAAGACGTTCTTCCAAAGGTACTTCCCCTGGTGAACGTCCTGGTGGCAATCCAAACGGTGTATGTTTGCAATCTATAATTGATTCCAGCAATTTTAGCAACCGCTGGTCCTTAATTTTCTTAGCAAGTATTTTCTTTAGTATCCGGTGAGATATTCGGTAAAAATATTTGCTTATATCCAGTTTCAAGTAATACCACTGTTCGTCCTTACGGTTTACCTGCTCCAGCCAGTATTTAAGCCGAAACATAGCGGTCAGTGGTCCTCTTTCCGGGATACATCCGTAAGAATCCTTGATATATCCCTTAATCAGCATAGGATTGATAACTCTGTATATCGCCCATTGAACAACTCTGTGTTTAAATTTGATGGACATTATCATCCTTTTCTTCGGTTCGTACACATAGAAAATATAATATTTGTCTATGGTATACGTCCCATCGTAAACAGAATCTCTAATCTCTTTCAAATTATCCCAGGCGTTGAAATTGAAGAGCATTACATCCTTGTTGTATCTCCTTTGATCTGAAGCATCTTCTAAGGCTCCATACAGATTTTCCATAGAGAAGATAAGATCAAAAACATTCTTAATCTTCATGTTGCGTTATCGCTCCTTTGTATTTGACTATGTGTGGCAGCTTTCACTCTCGTTACTTGCGGCCTCCATAGGTGTCTCCTGCTTTGTGTGTCTCCACAGGGACGGCTCTACCCACGCACGAGTAGAACCATTTTTCTCCTTCCACACGGTCGGAGCGGAAATAGACTCCTTTAAATCTCTCGCACTGCCGGCAGTCCTTGAACTGACCGGTTCTGGCATATGAGAGTAAAGCGGAGCGGAAACCGATGTTGCCGTTGGCGTTAGTCCGAGGGTTGTTCAGGTTCACGTTGAACACGCCAGCATTGGAAGTGTTGTTCCAGTTGCCCCCGCAGATCGGCAAACGAAATAGCCTATTCCCGGCGGCACAACCGGATCATTACCGGCTGTACCTTGATTTTGCACTTTTATTCTGTTGTGACGATTTTTGATCGCCGTATACCCATTCTTTATATTTTCCAATCATTCTTCCGATCTCTGCAGAACGGCCTTCCCATTCACTCCTGGAAGATTTTCCTTTCAAATATCCCAGGCGATAGGCTACTCTGATGTGAGACTGGAGTGCTTTGTTCATTTCATCCAGTTCGCTGATGGAAGTTTTCTTGTAGTATGCAACCGTTAATGCCGACGCCAGCTGCGACATTCTGTTCATACAATGAGCTATATCGTCACCTAATAATTTCTGGTGCGCAATGGACCATCTTTCAATGAGAGGGAGGGCGTAGACTTCCATATCTTCAATTTTCTGTAATATCGTTAGCCCTTCCTCTTCCATCTCTGCTGTCATGTTGTCGGATCTCTGTTCTGCCACATTCTTTCTCCTTTCACCACAAACGCCGCCTTCCCAGGCGGCAATCAGTTTACAGTCCTCAGTTTACAAAAGCGGAGCGGAAACCGATGCTGCCGATGGCGTCAGCCCGAGGGCCGCTCAGGCTCACGTAGAACACGCCAGCATTGGAAGCGTTGCTCCAGCCGCCCCCGCAGATCGGCAAACGCTCTCCGGAAGTATTTAATCCATGGTAATCTCCACCGTAATCTCCGTTTGGCTCATCCGGATACAGGAGGAGAGCTTTTGCCAACTCCGGAACTGCTGTAAGTCCTTCGCCAAGTGTCATATTGTTATATGGCAGCCAGTTTCCTGTGTCTTTCGGTGTGATAGTTCCTTTGGTAAGCTGAATCTTTCCAGAAACAACATCCCATTTCAAAGTACCGGCAGTGCCAGGAGCCACCAGTGAACCGTCAGCTGCGATTGCTTTCCATTCTGTAGAGCCGGCCGCCATACTGGTTGTCAAAATCATACTGTTCGCATACGGAATGATCTGGATTTCTCCATCAACAAGTCTCATGCCAGCGCACCACTCCCATACATTTCCATTCAGATCGAAGATTCCGTCCGGCATCCAGTTGTGGCTCCATGTATCAGGACCAGAGCCGGTTGCTACACGAGCGATCTTATTGCTATCGTAGTAAGTCGGTGTCCCTTTCTCGTGTGGGTATCCGTGATCGATGCCGTAGTTATTGTTACCTCTTGGCATAGTGCCGTTCTTTCTACACCACAGAGCGATAGCGCTCCATAAGGAATACGGCATCAAGCCCCATCCGGTTCCTTTGTTTCTGCAGTAGTTGACGGACTGGTCGAAGTTCACACTGGTCTTCGGGTCCTTAAACGGAAGTGAGTATGCTCTGTCATTCATTACAATGTTCTGGAATTTTGAGACATACACAACATCTTTTTCCGCACCGCCTACAGAAAATGCCGGATGGATGTTCTCACTTCCTCCGGCAATTACATCTGAGATTTTGAATTTTGGAAACGCAACCATGATGGACGGCATCCCACGATCATCCAGTAAAACTGTGTTCTTTCCTCCGGACAGTGCCTCGACTGCCAGCTTCATATCATCAAAATTTGCCATGATTTAGACCTCTCTTTCCCATAATCTCAGTTCGCAACGATCCATGGAAAAAGGAACCGGCTTCAGCTCTTTGATAGTAGGCTGTTCGGTTCCCTCTTCATTCTCTGGATCATAGTTCGGATTTTCTTTTTCTACTTCTGTATATTCCCTTGCAGGAATAATGATCTGTGCAACATACTTGTCACCTGCATCGGCTCCCATCACCAGTCCGCCGGTGTAGTCTTCGCAAATATCGATCACAACCTCATAGTCACGCTCTTTCTTTGAGACATTGAACATCAGCTCTCCATCGTCAAAGTCGATCGTTTTTCCAGATACCTCGTAAGGAATGAAATTCTTTCCGTCTTCCGGTAATTGTGTAATCTTCATCAGTAATACCTCCTCTGTGTTCTTCCCATTTCCATTGCTTCACGGCTTCTGACCGCAGTTACTTCTGCAGCTTCTCTCATTGCCGGGTTGTTGGTGTCGATTCCGTACTTCTTGGCAACATACTCGATGTCTGCCTGTCTTCTTTCGTCCTGGATAATCACATTTGCCATGATTACATTCCTCCTCTCACATACAGGTCCATGGTTACTGATTTCGCAGATCCAGTGTAAGCTACCTTGAATCCATTCAGCAGCTTGTCCGTAAACTCAATATCTCCCACGGCACCACCAGACACGCTGATAACTTCTGCTGTGATAAGATACGTCTTATAATTGCGTGGAGTTTTCAGCTGAATGGTTTTCACTGAGTTATTAAACGGATATACCTGGGAGTTTGTCAGGGTGACTGTGACTTTCTCGCCGTCAAGTCCCTCTACTTTTCTCATAACACTTTTCAGCATCCTGACAGCCTCTGCGCTTATTTCATGTGCTTCCAGGATTCCCTGCTCCATGTGATTGAAATTAGTTGCGCTCTGCTCAGTGCCTTCCTGCAGAACTTCTCCCGGATCAGGGACGTGTTCAATGCTTCCGTCCGAGTTCTGTGTTTCTTTGTACCGATACGGATTTTCTACGACTTCATCTTTCCAATATGTCGGTTCGTACATTGTGCATACCTCCTTCCTACTCCTCTAAAATGTTGATGGTTACTCGGTAATAAATACCTTCCTTTTTGGATTTCTTGGTGATATTTTCAGCTTTACTCCACCAAAGCTCTCCACTTGTACTGTAAAGCTGTACTTCTGTTACCTTTACCTCACCGGATTCCGAAGGGTTTAATATAAATTCAATCTTTACTTTTCCATCACTGCTAATAG